TGTCGATTAAGTTACTACACAGGGCTTAAGGTCTACACTCCAGTATCTTCCTTTTTGGGCTCGACATAGAAGGTTTCATCCTGCGTAACCTGTATACCACATTCCGTCATAGCCTGCCTTATAGGAACTTCTACAAGTGATGGAGAGTCCGAAACCTCCATTGACACGTTACCATCACGATCAGTAAGCAGCTTATCCTTGGCAATCTCTTCTGTCTGGCGGATATAGTCTGGTAGGAAACGCTTAACAAGCTGTAATGCGCTTGCCCACGTGAAGCCTTTCAGCGTCTTCAATTTCGGTGTCCCGGTGCGGAAGCCGATTACGCCGTGAGCCATTTCAAGGCTCTTCTTCTTGGAAAAGAGCTCCGCCTGATTCTCTGTTGCAAAAGCCTGCAGGGTATCGAATGCCTTGTCCTTTTCCTCGATGAGGGTTGCCAACTTGTCGGCATGCTTCTCACGAATCTTGGCACATTGCAGCTCGATGTCCGCATTTATCTTCTGTATCTGTGCGTCGCTTTTAGCGTAGGTTGCAAACGCTTCATCGGCGGCTTCTCTGCTCACGCCTGTGATGATTACTTTCTTTTTTCTTGTTGCCATTGTCTCTTCTTTTTATAGGGTTTATAACTCGTGTTCTATCACATCAATAACCTTGGTTTCTGATACTGAAGCAATCTGATAGTCTATCATGGTGCGGTCCATAGTCGTTCGGATAGTGTCCTTGCAGTTGTCGAAAGAAGAAGCCTGTACCAGATAGTAAACCTGCGTGTGCTTTTCTCTTTCCGTTTTCTCGTCAATGGTGATAAACTGAAGTATGGCCTTGTAGTATCGGTCGCATGACCCTTGCTCGTTGAAGAACACTTCTTGGAATTTCATCGGGTTGATGTTTACAACCTGAATTTCTCCGGACACATAGCCGCCAAGGAATTCAATAGCCGTCTTTTCTGCCTCTCCGAATGAAAGAGCCTCGATCACATAACTCTCGGTCACTTTCTTTTCATACCCGTCCTCATGCACTTTGTCATAGCGCATCTTGACTTCAAACCAATTGCTTGTTTTTGTTCTCATAAATTATATTCTTATAAATTATTAAATAAATTTTCCCTCACTGGTTAATACCTGCCAGTTCACTTCCTGCCGTTCGGTTTCAAGTTCATAGGCAAGTTGCTCAAGGCTGTTGCTATAATCCTCATTGCTCATGTCCTTACCGAGTTCCCGAATGCACGCCATAGAGCGTTTTACAAATTCTCTTGATGTCATTTTGTCTAACTTTCTGCTATATTGCTCATCGGGATATAGACGAACGAGGTCGTATTCCTGTGTTCATCTCGTGCCGGCTTCGGTTTCAGTCCGCCTTTGCGTATAATGCTGCGCAGCTTTGTCTGAAGTACGTCCAAGTCCGCTACATTCAGCTGGGCGAATACTTTCCCTGCAATCTTCGGGTGGCGGCAGAAGTCGTTGATGCGTTGCCAGTCAGTTGTGTCAATGCCAGTCTGTTGCATTAGCTTCAAACAGAGGCTGCGCTTCTTCTTCAGTTGCATTCTCCATCCGGTATGTGCCTCCAGCGATGTACACATTTCTCCATACTCCTTAGAGGTCATCTCGTGCAGACTGGTTGTCCTTCCGCCCGTGTATTGCTCCACCAGCGTTTCCTTGTCCGCACCTGGAAGTTGCTTCAAGAGACAATAGAAACGCGCGTAGTTCCTCTCCGCTCCCATAACTTTTCCTCCTTCCAGTCTTTATAATTCTGGCGAGCGTTGGCCACCGCTTCGGGCAAAGTTCCCTTGATGTCGCCAACCCCAAACAGGGGTACACCGTTTACACAGGCGAACAGTTCACCATTGAATTCCATTACCTGCACCATCTCCCGTGCTTCTGCGTCGAGTTGTGTCTGACGTTTGTACTCTATGCTTGCAGCACGCTGTTCGTGCCACACTTGAATACGTCTCTTGATTTCTTCTAAAAAGTTGCTCATAATCGTTTATATTAAATTGATGTAAAACTTATTCCCATTGATATAGCCCTGCGCTCCATCACTTCCGAGCGATGAGTTGCCGCTGTTATGAACGCCTCATTGGAAGCACGGGCTATCTCATAGCCTTTCTTTCGCAAACCATTACGGAGGCATATTTTCTCTTTCGGTGCCTGCACCACCCGAAGCTTTGTCTTTTGCTCCAAACCGAATATCACTCTGCGCTTCTCCGCCTTGAAGGTTTTCTTGCGCTGTTCGCCAATGTGGCGGTGCATGGCTTCAAAGGCTTCTGCCGACATTTTATCCTTCTGCCGTTCTCCTTTCTTGAACTGGTAAGCCTTGCCGTAAATCAACAGGTTCTTCGTTCCAGCATTGCCACCATTGGCTCTGTTCCTTCTGGCAGCGTGTTCGGAAGCATTTCGCTGCATGGCTTTTGTAAATTCCAGGTGTTTCACCAATCCCATCTCCCGCGCAATCCTCACTACTGTTCTGTGCGAGATACCAAGGTGTTCTGCCACTTCCGCGTTTTTGGTCTTACAGAAGTTATCGCGCATCCATTGCTGTTCTGCCTCAGATAGGATTATCTTGCTGTATTTATTTCTTTCCATTGCTATTCTTCTGCTTTCCACTCGACGGTTATCACGGCGTCAAGTCTGCCGCTGCCCTTGCATATCGGACACTCCTTCTTATAGCGTTCCTGCCACTCGTCCTCCTGCCAGTGGTAGCCGTTGCCTTGACAATAGGGACACTTGTGTCCACGGCTCTCGATATGGTCTGTCATACGTCCACCTGGAGTCATTCGATCTGGTTTAATTTCAATTATCCGTCTTTCCTTGCTCATATCTCTTATTGTATTTCAAGTTGTACATGAAAATGAAACTCCTTGCACAGGCGTTTTATCTGTATAATCTTGAAAGGCTCTCCATCAAACGTGAGAATATAGTCCTCTCCCGTGTCTGTACCCTCACACCTTTCTTTCTTAACCTGTACAGCAGGTTGTCTCGTCTGCTTGCCATATCATATTTTATTTGATGTCCTTAAAATTCCTTCTTCCCACACCACGAAGCTGTTGCCAGCGTCGGGATTGAAGCGTCCCTGACAGTATGCCCTGAACCCCACGACCCGCACCTTCACGCCCGCCTTGTAGCGGAGCCGGAGTGCAGGCTTGCCCAGTGGCTGTCCCTTGGCCTCCATACTCACGAAAATAAAACTCTTCCGAGGGAAACTCTCAATCAGTTTCTTGGTCTCAGGCCATTCCCAGCCGCTTTCCTGAAAGCTGTCTACGATGATGAACTTCGCACTGTGTCGCTTTTTCAGTCTGGCGGTCAGGTCTTCTATCGTGTCCTCAGTTACCACGCGGAACCAGCCCTGGCACTTCTCCATCTCAAAGAGTTTTATCCTGTCCTGGAAGCTCTGGCTCACGCCCTCCTCATAGCTCCCATACAATACCTGCCCATACTTCGTCAGCTCACGGGCCAGCTGCATCACGAACGAACTTTTCCCGGCGGCACTGGATCCGCTGATGAACCAGGTGGAGTTCTCCTCAGGCAGGCCGAAACATTCCGCCCAGCGGCCACCCCACGGCAGCGTCTTGTATGTTTTCGCCGCTATCTCCTTCGGACTGTATGCGCGCTTTGCCATAACTACTTTTTCAAAACCTCTATTAAGTAATCGGCAGCCACACGAGATAACCATGCCACACTTCGGAATACATCTGCAGCAGTATTATCACCCTCTAATTTTGCCTGTTGGCAGGTTTGAACATAAAGGTCTTTAGCTATCTCATACCTGCGCTGATCCCAGTCTATCTCATTAGCCTTTGCCATTTCTTTTCGGATACCGATAACGGCTTCCATAGCCTCCATTTCTATTTTTGTCATATTATCCAAGTAAAATAGTTAGTCCCTTGTCTGTAATCTCCACATCATTGCGGTCAAAATCATATTCCTCATCATTATTTTCATCATAGTATCTGAAGAAATCGTTAATCTGACCTTCTGCGTATTCTCTCAATTCTCCAAGATGGGTATCCTCGGGAACATACCCTGTGTATTTCATTACGATGCTTACACGTTTCATATCATGCTCCTTTCTTCAGTTTTTCAATTTCCGTATATACTCGCCTAAGCCCGCCGCCGCTCTTGCGCACTATCTGCCCGATGTCCATGCCCTCAGGGGCGTTCACCGTAGCCACCACGCGTGCCTGCTCCAGCAGGAATGCCTTGCGGTCTTCCGCCTGATCTGGTGTTACCCGGCTGTACTTGCCGCCGTAACGACTGAATATCTCTGCATAACCCACTTTCTGATGTTCCATCATGCGGTCTATCTTGGCACGCAGCCCGTCGGCTCCCATCATGTACCAGCCGCAGCACATTTCAGTGGCGTTCCACAAGGCTTTCAGTTCCAGAAAAGCCTCGTACTGCAAGTCCCCGGCTTCGTCCAGAACTACCAACGGACGCTCCATTGAGCGAAGGTAATACACAAGATCCTCATAGGTGTCCTGATACTTGCCGCTTATGCCCACGCCGAACTCCTTGGCTATCTTCTTCACCAGCGCGCGCTTGGTCTTTACCTGTGAGCAGTCCACATACACGGCATTGCGATGTTCGTTCACATACCAGCGTGCCGTATAGGTCTTGCCAATATTCGGCAGGTCGCAGAGTATCACGCTCAGGCTGCGCTCCTGGCACGCCTCCATCTGCAGGCTGATATACTTGAAGGTCTCCGTCTGCGCTCCTTTCCACTCAATCGTCTCGCGGAGGTTCACATCCAGCCTCCGGGCGATGTTCACCCAGTTGGCATCGCTCAGGGCCTTTTCCGTCTGCCCCTTCTTCAAGCCGTTATACACGCTTGGAGAGATGCCCAGTGCCGATGCGTGTTTCGCATCGCTCGGATAGTTCTTGCGGTTGGCGGCTATCGCCTCCAGTATCCGCTGTTTCTGTGTCTCACTAATCATATTCTAATGGCATTTTAATGTTATTCTATATATCTGCTACCGCATGGCTTGACGCACTTACCGGTGGCATAGGCAGGGACTTCTCCTCATGCGTGGCAATGGTCAGTTCCTTTAGCTCCGTCTGTGGCAATGCTGCCGTGGTTTTCATCACGCCAACCTTGGTAATGGCATGCTCTTTCAGATATTTATTGAAGTGGCTCACCTTCTTCTGTTGCTTCTCGAACTTTTCTCTGTCCTCATCTGTCTGCTCTGCCATCACGCGGTTGTAAGTCTCTACTTTCTCCACCATGTCGATGTATCGCTCACCTTGATAGAGGTACACATCTTGCGGGGCACCCTCTTCGTCGGGCAGGTAGCATGCTGTTACCTTGTAGTTGTTCGGGGCAAGCCTTTCCAGCACCTCCGGACTGCTCAGCCACCAGTCGGCATAGTTCACGCGTACCGTCGAGTTTCTGCGCACGCTTGTTTCCACGCTCACGCCAATCCATCTTGCAAGCATCCGACGGTCCAGTGGCCACAGTTCGGGGTTCACGTTCTCCACAAGCACTTCCCAACGGGTCTTGCCGGGCCATTTCTTCTGGTCGCTGTGAAGCGAGTGGTTCCATTCCCAGTTGTCCTGCCGGTCATCGGCCACCAGTTCGTCCCAGCTGTAGTATTTCTTTTCCTCGTACAACTCGTTGCTTGCGTCGCTCACCTTCTTCTGCTCGACCCTGCGCTTTCCCTTGCCGAAAGGACGCCCAATACCTGCATGGTTCTTGTGGATGATGCTGGTCTTCTTCGCACCGTTGTAGTGCTCCGCACGCTTCTCCTGTGAGTTCTGTGGGGCACAGAACCTAACGAACTCGAATACCACACCGGGACTTAGGTAGGTGTCCCGCCATTGCGACATCAGGTGGTTCTCCACCTCTATGCCCCTTGGCGTGCCCCAGCCGTTAGTGGCAAGAAGCCGGAACATGTCCCTGAAGCAGTCCACCACCAGGGGCGTGTCCTTGTCCCTCGCATAGCTTGCACCTATCACGCACTCGCTCACATCGTCGTAGGCATAGTAGGCATGTACCCACTTCTTCGTGTCCTTCAACTTGCGGCTCAAATCCACATCGTCCATCGTAATCTGGCTCAGTGAATAACGGCCGTTGTGGCGATGCATGTGGGGCAGTTGCTCGTGCATCAGCGTAACAGGCATCAGCAGGCGCTGGTTGATGCGCAGCTTGTTCATCGGCTGGGT